CTTCTACGTCAGGAATTACAGGCTCCTGCGGCAGTGGTGGCAGCTCGTACATAAACTCGCCGCCCCGGTTGGTGTAGCTTGCATAATGGTCTACATCGGACCCGGCACGGAGTGGTTGGAAGCGCTTGCCATTCTCTTGGGTAGTACCTTCTTCCCAAAAGTACACAGCATGTTGGCCGCTGCCGATACGCAGTACATGAGTGGCCCACTCTGGTGCTTCAACACTGTTGAACATACGGGCTTTAAGTTGTTGGGTAGGTGCTTTCATGCGTTCTTCTCCTCGTGGATGCGGTGGAATTGCGGGTGGCGGTAGCCGCCTTGTGTATCACGTTCCATGTAGGTTGCTGTAACCCACACGCCTAACATCTCAGCTTTTGCAATGGTGAAGTCGTGGCGCTCTACGTCAGTCATGCCAGAGATGGTGAACGTACTGCCGTCCTCAGCTTCGCAGATAAGCGAGCCAATCAACCCGGCGAACTTGCCCTTGCCATCAGTGAAGCCGATGATGCGCCCGTCCACCTCGTCGTTAGGCTTCAACTTCATCCAGCTATCCGGGCGGCGGGTCGGCTCCCACTTGTGGTCAACACGCTTAACCATGATACCTTCATGCCCGGCGAGACGAGCCTTGGAGAACCACGCGTTAATCTCTGCGATGGTGTACAGCTCCTCTGTCTCCGGCGTCGCCGTGTATTCCGGGAAGTTCAGCGCCAGTGTAGCCATGTCCATGCGGCGGCTACGATACGGCAGGTCTGCGTCCGGCAGGTCATAGAACCAGAAGCGTGCCTTGAGCTTACCGATGTAGTGCGGCGCATCCTTCTTACGCTTACCTGCAATCGTCTGCTCAGTCAGGCCGGACAGGTCATAAGGTTTGGTGCTGGCTCGCAGTGTGCGGCGGGTCAGGTCGAAGCTGTCGTTGATGCACACGCCCATGTCAAAGCGGTTGGTGCCGTAGAAGTGTGACATTTCAAGGAACATCGCAGAGAACATATCCAGATTGTACAGCGGTCCACCGCTGGCACTGGTGAACGTCACGGACGGCTCATGCTCTGCCTGCCAATTCACCTGCACCACACAGCGAAACTCATCCCGCTTAATCTGGACGATGACAGCGCCATCCTCTTTGAGCCACTTCTCTGCACGCTTCTCAGAGAACTCACCACCTTTCATTACCTGTAACTTGCTCATTTGCAAATATCCTTAACCAGTGCGTAGATAACCACCGAACACACGATGACGACGATAAGTACCATGCTAAGCACGGCTAACTTACCGTGCGTGGCAATGCAGGCTGCGATATACAGCCAGAATGCTATGACAGCGATAACAGCTTGGGTCTTTACCTTCATGACTACCTCGCGTAATAAATATAGGCTTGTTGTGCTGATGCATAGCTGCACGCCCGGAAGATAAACTCCTCGTGCGTCCGCTTGTAACCCTTGTCGTGCAACCACTGCATCACATCAGGGAACTCAATCTGGTCCAGCATGTAGCTGCACATAGCCGGACAGAACTTGCGATAGACATTCAGCAGATACAGACCCTCGCGGGTCCGTGTCTTCACTGTATGCCGGGTGAATGGAAGCAGGCGCATCAGTGACGGGTCCATAGAATCCAGCACCTGCAAGTTAATGCCGTTGTCGCGCTGAGTCTCCAGCGCCTCCCATAGAATTTCTGCCGAGGCCATTGCCCGGCAGCTTGCCATTTCCTGCGTCTTATACTTCGCCACTTACTGCAATTCCCGTGGGTTGATGTGTTGGGTCAGGCCGTCACGCAGACGAGTACAGAAGAAGTTACCAGTACCGGTCGGCCCCTCGGTGCGCTGCACGATGTCGCCCACTTTGAAGTAGTGGAAATGCTCAGTGTTGCTTACGACAACATAACGGCGCAGGTTGATGATAGCTTGCTTGTTCAGTTTACGTTTGGTCTTAATCATGTGATTCTATTCCTCAGAAGTGGATTGCAATGACAGCCCGGACCGCATGGCGCAGGGCAGATAGACGGCCCTCGCCGTCATAGTTCAGCCGGAACTTGTAGACCCGGCGAAAGGATTTGATTACGCCCATCGAGGTTCGTTCCCTAAGCAAGTGAAGCCACACTGATGCGTCTCACCAGTAAGCTCACCCACTGTATGCCCGCTGGTCTGCCAGAAGTCGCCATTATCCTTGGTGTACTCGGCACGCTCATGCTTACCGGCACCAATCTCGTGACGCCAGCGCCACGCTTGGTTCAGGCCATCAGCATCAACGTAATAGACGTGGGTTGCCGGTGCCGCTGGCTCACCCTGCTTAGGCAGTTGCCCGTCCTGCTTCAAGCGCAGGGCCACAACCTCTGCCTCGGTGTAGCTGGTCATTGGCCCGATGCGCAGGCCGTTCGGTTGCAGCACCCAATGGTACAGCTCGTTCATGGTGCCTTGCTGATAGATGATGAATGGCATGATGTCAGTCATTACGCTTGCTCCTTCCAGAAATAGGATGTTGGTTGAGTGAACAGGTTCTTATCATAAGTGCGGGTACTGAACGAACCATCCTTGTAGTGGACAATCACTCTCAGCTTGGAGGTGTTCTTATAGGCTGGACGGACCTCTAAGCCTACTACATAATGCTCGCCCACTTTCCAGCTGTAGGGTTTACCCTTGTATTCGATGGTCAGGGCAATCAGCTTAGGCGGCTGGCGGCGCGGGAGATTTTGCAGCGATGGGTTGCGAGCACGCCAGTGACCGAAGCTCATGCCGCGATAGAAACCAGAATCACCACTGCGCAGCAGGTCAGCCAGTACACGCGCTTCAAGCTCAGCATAGTTGTGCTGGTGTGGGCGCTGCTCCTGCCGAGCCTGTTGAGCCTGCACCCGGCCACGGTGAATGCCCTCTGCTACACCTTCCTGATACGCACGCTGACGGATGCCGCTGATAGGGCATAGTGCCAGCTCACGCTCACGGCGCAGGCCCATGATTGTACGCTCTAGGCGCTCATTGGTAGCCTGCAAATCTGCGATGCGGTTACTTTCCAGTGCTTTACGATGACGACCGAACATTATTTCTTCTCCTGTTTCAGATAGCTAACCTGCACATCAATGATGCGCTCTTGCGGAATGTGGGTAGTGCTTAGCGTGCCATCCTCCTTAGTTGCGTAGATACGGAACGTGCCACCGGCACCGCCAGCCCAGCGGATACGAATGCTGGTAATCTTGTCGTCGAACAGACCACGGCCCAGCGAGCGACGGGCAATCACCTGCTCGCCAGTGGCGGCGGTGTAGTTCACAGTTACTTCTTTGATAATGCGCATAGCTTACTCCTCAGTTAATATGACATAGCGCAGGCACCCGGCCCACGCTATAGCTTACTTACTCAGGGATGTAGAAGACGCTCGGTTCATCAGCGTCTGTCACGAACTTGCCGTCACCAGTGAACGACCAGTCATATTGCAGGCCGGTAATCTCATCGGTGTAGAGTGGGTACAGGTCACGGTCAGCGTGGCCATCATCGGCCCGGACCAGCATACCGTATGCACCTGACTCAATGCGAGGCTCATGCATTGCCACAATCTGACCATGCACGACGGCTACATCTACGCCTAAGTGGAAGTCAGCGCCAGCGCTGCTACGGATTTCAACTCGGTCATTAACTTTGAAGGTCATGCTGCCACCGCCAGATAGATTGCACGAAAGAGAGTGAACAGGCCACCCGTGATAATGCCGCCGATAAGGTCAGCGACAACCCAGCCAGCGCGGTGCGCTTGCGCATCCACCACGATGACCCACACAAAGATGATAAAGCCAATCAGCTTGCTAATCATGCCAGCGCTCCCTTGACAGTAGATGCCTTAGCCGCTGCCGCTTGCGCCGCTGCGTCTGCTTCGCTCAGCACCTGCCGTGATTGCTCCAGCTCGGATGCACGTTCAGCGTGGCGCTCAGCCTGCGCTTTAAGGAACTCAGCCAGCTCACGCTCTGACTCAGCGGCGAGGTTCTGGAACTCCAGCTCCAGCGTGGTATGCTTGCTGTCATGCTTAGCCACCTTGTTAGACAGGCGCACGGCCTCTTTCTCATACTGACGGACAACGAAAGCGGCAAGCAGTTGGATTAATTTGAACATGGGTAAAGCTCCTGTTTAGGTTGTGGCAATGCGCCCTTATGCCCCGCCGTAGCGAGGCATACAGTCACACTTCCTGTAGGTTGACGGTCACAAACTCCAGCTTGTGCGTATTGATGACGTTGACTGCATCGTAGCCGCCATGTTCCTCGGTGTCTATCATGTAAACCAGATAGGTGCAGCCTGCACACATCGCGGCGGTGAAGTAGCGCCCAATGTGGTCTTGATAGCTGGTAGTGCCTGCGCCGATGATGCGATACGTTTGCCCCTGCCGTAACTCCGGGTTGACGTGGCGTGGTTTAGGCACTGGCTGATTGCGACGGATAGTCATACGGTATTCTCCTTGCGGTTATAAAATTCCCACTCATCGCGGGTCATAGGTAGTACAAACTGGTGATACCGGAACATCTCTGCCCGGTATTCCTCATAGGTTGTAGCGAGCATCAGCCCGCCACCCAATACTGGCCATGCCAATACGTGCTGGCATCGGCCCGGAATGCTTCCGACTCAGTGACCGGACGGAACTTGCCTAGCGGCTCAACGCGCCCATCTGGATAGACTAGCGCAAAATCCATCTGCTCCACGTCCAGCACGCCGACGCACTCTTGCTGATACACCGCGCCAACGTGCCGGGCCATCTGCTTAGCGATGTCTAAGCTGTGAACCGCCACCGCCAGAGATTGCTCCTCAGTTTGAGCGTACCGGCCCAGCACGGTTTGATACTGGTACTGGTGCGCTGTCAGGGTTTCAGTCAGGTTCGCCATGTTACGCAGATTCTGACTCAGGGTTACATCACTGCGCCACGCCGTTCCAAATACCACAAATTTAGATGTTATCATAATACCCTCTTAAACAGATGCCGCCAGCAACATGCCAGCGCATTTCCACACAACAACAACGGCGGCGACAAACGCCACCACCACAACAGATACACAAGCGAGTACGAATCTCACCATCATTATTTACGCTCCAGCACTGGTACATAGCCAGCTACATCAACGCCCATGCCAGCCAGCATATCAAGGATAGCCGTTGCATCGGTGCCTGCATCAAGCGCTGCTTTAACGCCTGACTTAATCTTAGCCATTGCTTTCTCGCCAGCCTTATCGCCGTCTAAGTCCTGCTCTTTCTTAGCCGCTGCGTTCGCGGTGTAGTATGCCATTACAGAGGCTTGGAAGTCCTGCACAATCTTTTCACGCTCAACCTTGCTGGCTTCTTTGAAATTGCCGCGCAGCTCGAAAAGTGGCAAGCCCAGCTTGTCAGCCGCAGACAGCGCACGCTTCTCGGAGTAAGCGTAACGCTCGTTCGCCTTGTCCCACTGTACAGGCAGAAGCTGGCGCAGCACTGTATCAAAGTCTGCCATATCCGCTTTGACCATATCGGACACAAACGAAACGTTGTTGCTCACAATGCCGTGGAACAATGCGCTGATAGTCGTGTTGCGTTTCAGCTCAACAGCTTTAGTCAGGTTGGTACGGATAGCGCCTACTGCGATTAATTTAAACATGGTAAATCCTCGTTATGTCGTTGAATAGTTTATTGCCTGCCTATCGTAATAAGCAGGTCATAATCCATCAAACGTATTGCGCTACGCCCCACACAAAGAGCGCCACGCCTACCCAAAACCATGCACTGCCAATGATTGCCGTTCTCATGCGAATTGCCCCGCGCTGTACCATCCGTTTGGCGTCTTGCTACTGCCTTTCGACTTCTGCTTAGCCCCGACTGCCGTCCTGAACTCCGCTGATTCCTTCTTAGTGAAGACGCCAGCCGGGTTCACCTTGTCACGCCGCTTGCTCAACAATCCAAACTCCTTATTGTTAATCAGGCGCTGCGTCACATCAAACTTGCGCTGTAACTTCTTAGCGTATCCCATCGTTTACTCCTCATAAGGTATTTACCATGATGCCACAGTCAATGCTGACATCACAGTAAATGCCCTAATCAATTCGTTTCGATTAGGTGAAGCATATTGCAACAGTTCGAGCCGTTGCCGTGCTTCCCGTTGTTTCCCACTCTTCGTGACTTTCGTCCCGTGGATGCAGTCGCTCCTGCACTCTTCGTTGATTTCGTTTTCAGGGCACAATCAACTCAGCGCACCCGCTTGCCTGTTAGCCTAAGCTATCGTTGGCCAGCCTCACATTACATCTTAGCCATCTTGCATCCGGTGGATTCGTATCAACGTCCGGTAGGACTCAACTGCACCGCGTCTTGCTGGCTTGCTATCTAAGTTACTTGATACTGCGTAACTTGTCAAGCGTTTTGTTTCACTTGGCTACCTGACTAGCCGCACACCTCACAGGAATCTATTAGGGAAGACATCTAACCCGTTTACTGCTTCGTTCCGTGTTGCGTTGGAACGATTCAAACTTTAACACCGTACATCTTAACTTGTCAATCATTTTGTTTCGTGTGGTTGGAACTTAACGAAAGTCCCCACTTAGCTAACCACATACTAACCGAACTCCTGTCTAATCTCGCCTTGTGCTCTCGGTAGTCCCCGGCGTTGTTGCTGTGAGTAAGTTACCGTAGTTTCTTAGCAGTTGTCAACCTGTTTCGTTGCTCAACCCGTCAACCTATGCAACTTACTACTTGAGACGCTTCTCAGCGTTTCTACCTACTCCGCGTTGTTGCTGCGTTTCAGTGAGGCTATTAAGCCATAATGATTTGAGGATTGCAACTACTTATTTAAACTTTCTTTCTTCGCTAACCAGACAGCATATTCAGGGTTAGGCGTCTTGGTGCGCTTCACCTTATAGGGCTGATACATTGAATATCTATCACCGGTAGCGTTAGCAATGTAACTACCACGCGCACCGCGTAGCGTATACATGTTCCCTCCAGAGTGTACAGCCTCATACTCTGTAGATGGCTCAAAGCCGAACGGTAGGCGCATGTACTGCACAAAGGCTGGCGTAGTTACCGTATAGTGATAAATCCATTTGTTAGGCGTTGTCTTAATGTATCGCATCGTTGTTACTCCTATCAGTTAACCAGTATCAATCCAGAGCAAGCACTATAACAGATTCGCTTCGCTCAATCACTCACTCCGTTCATTCGTCTGTAGCATGGCTTAGCGTGGTATGGGCTGTGGGCCTGCGGCGACCGCGCAAGTGTATCATGAGAACAGACAACCGGATAATCGGTTTAACCTATCAATCTCTTACACAGAGCAATAGAGTAACACGTTTAGGAGAAGCCCGGCGACGACTGAACAAAAGCCCTTTAATGGGCGCTACGACGCGCAAGCGTCCCACGCTAAGCACTGCTAAGCCTCTGCGCTATCACATGGCTATCTATGAGCTATCAGGCTGCTATCCATTGAGCTATCCATTGGTTAGCCTCTGGCTCTCTCTTGGCTCTCACAGTGCATCAAAGCAAATAAGGCAAGCGCCAGCGTATGCACTCACAGGACATAGCAGCGCCCACCGTGGGCTATCGCATGGCTATCCTTGGGCTATCAGGGCAAGGCAAGGGCTATCCAGTGGCGCTCCGCGCAGGGCAACACAAGGAACCGGGCGCACGCGAGGCTATCATAGCGCACGCACTGCGCGTAGCATACATAGGCATAGGCTGTCAAGGCTATCACAGCACAGCCCAGCACGACCCCTATGGGGGAAAGAGGGGCGTTGAGAGTCAGGGACGGCCTCGCGTGAGTATAACAAAATTGAGGTGCTCCTTTACACGAGCAGGGCTGGGCGGGCCATGGGCTATACCACGGCTATACCCTGTGCCATCCTTGGCTACTGCGGGGTTTTGCCTCAGCTATCCGGCACTACCCAATTGCTTCCCTGTGCATACGCTCTGTCGTACCGAGGCAAAGCAGCCTTAGCTTGCTCTGCTGTACCCAGCTTGCCAGACATCGTATCCATCTGCCACATCCTGCGCTTCCAGATACCGGCGCAGACTTTGTTACCAGCTACAGAGCAGTCATAGCGATAGTGACCTTTCACTAAGCGCCAGCCCTGCTTACCCCTTTTGCTGTCATCCGTGATATACTTCCATGAGCCAATAGCTGCGGCTGCACCTTCCGTGTCACCAGCTTCCAGTAGCTTGAACGTGGTACTGTTCTTGGCACCGTATACTCCAACGTGATACGCGAAGTCTACAGCAGCCAGCACTGCACAGTCCGGTGTACGGTCCGGTAGTGCTGAGAGAGCCTGTGCGTGCTTCTCAATGGACTTCTCCAGACGGGCTTGGCATTGGGCCGGTGTCTCCACCTGTCCCGCCTTAACGCCGTCTGTGTCGCCTGAACAGATAGTCCAGACAGAAGCGGAGTCCAGATAGCTGTGAGCTAATCCGTCATTGCTAATGCCCGAACCTTCATGATAAACTACTGTACCCGCGATAACCGCGAACAGTGAACCTGCTACGCGGTTGAGTACCTTACTCCTCATTACTCGGTGAATTGACATATCCTTTCTCCAATGCTTTCTTATAGAGGCGGCTGTTCTTCTGCTTGTAGTAGATGGTCACTACGAACATACCGACGCCGGTGCCGATACCTACCCAGCTCGCAATCTGTGCGGTCACGTCTGGTGAGGGCAGGTGCTGTAGCAGCCAGCCGCCAAAGGTCAGGCCACCACTGGTGCTATACGTTACTGTCTCAAGGTTACGATGAATCATGATGCTACGCGTCTCGTGACGCCTCCTTTCTCTTGCGCAGGCGAATCCACACCTCTACGCTTAATAGTGGAACTGACCCGGCGAGGAATGCCAGAATCAATGCTGTGCTGTCGCTGTTGCGAACTTCAATCCTTTCGGCTGTGATACTTCCCGTACTGATATTCTGAGCCTTCGCAGCTTTACTACGGCTGGAATCTACAGAACCCACGGTGCTATCCTTGACTGTTGTCTCGCTGCTTGAGTCCGACTTGCCGCTCAGTCCGATGCCCTGCTTAACGTTCTCCGCTCCCACCTGTGCAGTGAGGTCTGGCTTATTGCCGATTAAACCTGTGGCAGCAGTAAGTGCAGAGGTCGCGGAACATCCGGTAAGGCAGAGCACCAGCAGTAACGCTAGTGCTCGTTTCATTATGTCTCCTTATGCGCCGCCGCCAGCGGATACAACAGCATCCAGCGCGGTCTTGGCCTTGGTCAGTTGAGCGTCCAGTGCAGACGCATAGCCCGGCTGGCCGAACTCTTGAACCTGCTCGACCAGCTTAGTGGTGTTCACCAGCGCGTCACGCAGGGCTTGTTTCTGTGCTTTAGTTGCATTAGCATATGCCATGTTTACTTCTCCTTAGATTACGCAGTAGGTGCGTAGGTTGCAGTGATTGCGCCATTCGCAATCGCCAGTGTAACGGTGCCGCCATCAACGGTGAGCACCTGCTTGTCCGTCACCAGTGCTACGGTGCCGGGTAGAACTTGGTCGGTCAGTACGCCACCAGACACTTTGGCCGTAGCCTGTGCGGTTTTGCCTGCGCCGTCAGTAACCTTGTGTGCGATGCCATCGCCAAACGCTGTGTAGTTCGCTGGGAGCTTCACAGAGGCCACGAGGTTGTTGGTGACTGTAACCGTACCCGGTTGGATGTTCTGGCCAATGCTGTTCTGCACAGGCACTGTAGCACCGGATTGCAGAGCAGCCGTTGCGTCCAGATAGATGTTCTTGACTTGGTTAGCCGCGACATACACCCGGCAGCGGCCAGTTATAGTTGAGCCACCACGAGCAGTAGTGATATCCAGCGGGTTGCCGTCAGAGTTCAGGGCGTCCGTCAGGGCTGAGAAGTATGCTGAAACCAGCTTACCGGAAGCTACGCGGGCACGCACACCATCACCTTTCAAGGTATTGCTGTTGCGGTCCTGAATGGATACAGCATCACCATCAGAGGCCACAGTGTCAGTAGCCGTGGTCAGGTTGACGTTACCCAGCGTATTGCCGGACACACTTGCCGTTGCCGATACAGTTTTACCACCAGACGCGACAGTAACGGAATCACCCTGCTTGACCGGGGCGGTGCCGGACGGTAGCGCTGCGGCATAACCTGCACCTGCGATAGCAGATTGAGCCTCTGTAGCCAGCGCGTCAATCTCATCACCTGCTTTGGAGTCCAGTGGACCAGAGCCGATGGTGAGTAACTGAGCCTTGCGGCCCAGCTTGAATGCAGTATCACGCACAGCCATACGCTGCGCGACGGTTGCGGTTTTAAATGTCATTATCGCTTACCTCGTTTTCTTGCTTGTTTACGGAATGCATCACGACGACCTATACGGCCTCCTGTGCTGCGACGTGGATGGTGTTCATCGTAACCCATAGGGTTGGCAAGGAACTCCTTAACTTCACCCTCACGGGCCTTCTCAGCAGCCTTCCCTTCGTCTTCGACGAGGTGGGCGTTGAGTTCTGACACCAGCATAGCGATTGCATCAACGCGGTCATCCTTGGCCAGTGAACCACGGTCATACGTTACGTTGTGCATCTGCTGGAACGCAGAGTAGAGCCAGCGCTTATCCCGGCTGTACGCCATGCAGCACTCAATGTCATCCTGCAACGCACGCTCATGCACCACAAGGCGGTGGCGGCGGGTAACAGGTGAGATAGTGTCGATGATACGACGCTCTTTCTGAGTGGTGTTGTACTTGCCAGATACACCGATGCCGGGCAGGTTACGTTCTGCCAGCCGGTTCACGAACAGAGATTCCACGGTGCCATGGCCCATGTTGCTCTCAATGACGATGTTGTCGATACCCATCTCAACGCACATGTCGATTACCTTGTCGATGTTCTCCGTAGAGACACCACCCTGATAACCACCAGTGCTGAACAGATGGATGTACGAACTCGCGGCACCGCCACACGCATAAGAGATTTCATCGCCACCGGAACCAGCCGGGTCAACAATCATCAGCTTGTGCTTGTAAGGTAGCATCTCAGAGCCTGTAGCAGCCGCATAGAAGAGTTTAGCGTCACGGATGGACTCGACTTCATCTACTTGGTTGCGTCGCTCAGAGGACCACATGAAGCGGTCTGGTGCAGTGTTGGTATCGCCACCGTGGATAATCAAGTCACCCACTTTGATACGAGTACGCATTGCATCCAGCATTGAGGTGTCCAGCATGTACTGCAACTGGAAGCCCTCTGGTCCGAAGTCCAGCTCCTTCTCAATCAGGTCATCCTCAGAGTACCGACCGGTATCCGTGGATTGGCCCAGCGTGCCATCGACACCGAAGCCATTACGCTGATAACCCTGCTCAACCAGAGCGAGGATGTAAGGTGCCAGAGTCTCGCCGTACTTCTCCTGCATCTCAAAGGATGGGATGCGGCCCGGCCATACGCGCACTTCGAAGCCACGAGCAGGCAGCGTCTTGTAGATACTGTCTTTGGTCTGTGGCGTACCGAGGTACAGGGTATCACCGTGCGTACAGATTGCAGCGAAGTCTTTCGACACCATCAGCAGCTTTGCACGCTCAGCTTGGGTCAGACCGTTCTTGGTCGTCTCGATATCATCGGGAATCAGCAGGTCAGCACGCTTACCCTGCAAGGATGCGGTTACACCGACACAGGCCACGCTTGGTGACTTGTCCAGCTTCTTCAAATCGCAATGCACATCATACGCGGTGTACGAGGTGCGGTCGCCCCGGCTTGGGTCGGCCTTGAGCCAACACAGCAGAGGCCATGTTTCAATCAGTCGAATAACCAGAGTCGCTACCTCGGATGCCTGTTGCTCACCACCGGAGAGAATCAGGACACGGGTGCTCTGGTCTTGAATTAGACGCCAGACGGAATAGAGCGCAGCCAGTGTAGACTTGGCCTCACCACGCTGCGCTGCAACCATCTTCTTGCGTGGGCCATACTGCATGTAGTCAGCAATATCGGCCTGCATATCGGTTAAGGTAAACCCTAGAAACTTCATACCCACATAGGCGAAGTCACGGAACTTACGGAACGTCACACCCAGCATCATGCTCAGCTCTAAGCGAGTCTCTTGCGCAATGCCGCGTGGGTTGAAGTTCAGCTCGTTCGTCTGCTTAGCAATCATGCTTAAGCGATTGAGTACAAATTTATCAAGAGTCATTAGATAATTCCTAGTGAAGTTAAGTCGTCTTCGCCACCTCCTACTTTACCCATAATCTGTGCAGCACGCTCTCGGCGTTTCTCTGCAAGGTCATCGGCGTACTCGTCACGAAGGGCGTTCATTGATTCATCATCTGCATCTGCGGTGATGTCGTTGTCTTTGAGGAACTTGGCAATGACAGACTTGTCGGCAGCAGGTAGAGGAATGTTCTCCTCACCTGCCGCTTTCAATTCATCAATCAGTGCCTCAGTAAACATCGCGTGCAGTGCAGATAAGCGGGATTTAGTACCCGCTTTCTGCTTGCTCATACAGCCTCCTTAGCTAACGGACGAGCCATCCTTCGCACGTACCCACTTCAAGCCATCTGAGAACAGAAGCTCAAACTGAGTGGACGCACCAGAGCCAGCACCAGAGTCAGTACACAGCACGATACCGTAAGCGTTCTCACCATCTGCACGGGGCAGGCTGGCTTTGGCATAGCGGTTGATGCGGGTAGACTCCATGTTAGTCTGGACAGGGATGTACCGGTCCTGATAGTTGTTCTTGATTTTGAGATAGCGGCCAGCAGCAGCACCTTCCTCCGGTGACGCCAGAAGCAGCGTACCAGTTTCAAGGTCCATACCGAGGCCAGTGTTGTTCTGACCAGTACCAGCAGTACCGCCGTTGATAGACCACGCTTTCTTAGCCAGCTTGAGGTTGGCTACAGCACCGATATCTACAGGGTCATTGCTACCGTACTTAACGTAGAACGGTTTACCCGATGCCAGACGGCCTACACCATCTGAACGGACAAACGCGCCCAGCGTGCGGTTGAATGCACCTACGCGGACATAGACAGAGAAGGTCTGCCAGGCGTGTACATAACGCACTTCCTTGATAGGAGTAGCGCCCTCACCATGCCACGTAAGCTGAATGCCATCTGTGGATGCTTGGTTGTACTTCAACTGACCACGAATCAGCGCACGACCACCACCGAAACCTGTCGCACCCGGATGGGTAGTTGAGGTGCCAACGTTGTCATAGCCATTCGCGCCTTGCAGCTCCAGCTCAAAGGTAGCACCCAGCGTGTCGTTCAGCACGAGGTCGCAGACGTGAATCCACTTTTCATTACCAGAGCTGTTGGTGAATCGCATTTCTGCCAGCGGGTAATCAAAGGCTTTCGCTACACCAGACTTGAAGGTTGAACCGGTTGGAGCAATGACGGTCCGGCCTTGGTCCATGGCGTTAGTCACCCACGTAGGTGGCTTGCCGCTTGGGTCCCATGACGGGTCATAGCCTGACTCGGTTTCACTCATACCAGCGCCTTGGTCGAAACGACACTGAATCTGAGTCAGCTTGGTGTACTGGATTGCCGATGGATTGACGGAGTTCTCCTGCGTCACGTTCTTAATGACCCAACCGCCCTGCGAGATATCGAAGCCGCGTTCGTTACGGTCGAACCAGACGTTATTCATCTCAGACTGACCAGCACGGATAGCAGAGATTGCGTATTCGCCGGTATGTCCCTCAAAGTTTGAGTTGGAGATTTCAATAGCAGTCGGGTGGTCCCATGCGCCCGGCGATTCATTCGACCAATCCGTGCGGAAGAACGATGCCTTACCCTTAGAGGAGTAGCACTGGTCCAGCTTGGTGTCGATGGTATCGAAGACGTGGAAGCAACGACCTGTCAGGTTACGCGCCTGAATCGCATGGATTCGGCAGTAGTCACCACGGGTCACGGTGTTCTCAAGGAAGCCTTTCGTACTGGCTGCACCATTGATGCTGAGGTTGGCCACTTCCATACGACGCGCTTTGAAACGCAGAGCATACGGGTTAGCGTGTTCCAGCAGGAGCAACTGCGCACGAGGCAGACGGCCATAGGCTACTTCCGGTCCACGCATCTTGAATGCAGGAATCTCGGCAGTACCCAAATCCCACGAGCTAATCGCAGTGATGCCCGGTGCCAACACGATGCCGGGGCCGAACGTAGCGTCAATGCTACGGGACCATGCGTGCATACGCTTGATAGCTTCGATGTCATCGGTAACACCATCGCTGTATGCGCCGAAGTGTTCAATCGTGACAGCACTCAGCTCAATCATGCGGTGCCAGCGTGCGCCGTTCAGACCGACGATAACCATACCGCCATCATCAGGTGACGTGGTATCATTCGCCAGATACTCGAAGAAGCCGCCGCCCATAGGACGCTTAACCTTAGCAGCCCAGCCGTCAGCATAACTGACAACGGACACAAAGCGCTTGTCCTGACGCGGGGCCAGAGTACGCAGAGTGGCGATGCTGTCTACTCGACCGAGCAGGCTCATGCCGTCGATATCTTGCAGCTCCAGCTCCAGCTCAGTGGCTGAACCTTCGATTGGAGTAGCCGATACCGGATTACCGATGCTGTCAAAGCCCAGCAGTTTGTTACGACGACCGTTAACAGTCGGAGCAACGGCGACAGTAGCCTCTGGTACACGGATAGCTTTCTGATTCACTTCCTGTACTTCTGCATCAACGTAGGCTTTGTTAGCCGCGTCGGTGCCGTAGATTGGCTTGCCGAGGTTGGTGATGCGG